TGACTAGCTACAAGCTCAGTTTGTACTGCGGTTAGTTGAGCCTGTAGCTCTTTCACTTCCATCTCTTCAGTTACCTCATTGGTGGTGGTAGTTGTGGTGAGTGCCTGTGCAGAAGCAGCAGACGATTTATTGAATAGTTTATTTTTACCGAACAAAATGTTGTCCCCTTTCATATTACTTTCAGATACAACAGCCAAGTAGTCATAAAACTCTTCAACAGTCATAACCTTATCAATCAACCCAAGCTCAAGAGCATCCTTAGCAAGGAAAGTTTTAGCTTCTGTACCCTTAACTGCTTCAATAGGAATATTACGATGCTGGGCAACATAACTTGTGAAGTCTTCATACAGAGTATCTACTTTGTACTGAAGGTCGTCTAAGAAGTCTTGACGGAAAGCACCATCTGCTTCGAATGGAATTTTCGATTTTCCGGCTGTAATGTAGGTACGCTCATAGCCATTCATCTCAAGGGCTTTGGAGTCGTTGAGGAGGCGAATAAGTACACCAATCGAACCTATCTCAGAGTTAGCGTTAGATACAATTTCATCAGAGATTGCAATCAATCCGTAACAGGCAGAAGCTGCGAGACCATCTACATAAGTTACGATTTGTACATCATTCTCATCTGCAAGTCTGCGAAGGTAATTACCTGTATCAAGCATCCCATACGCCTCCCCACCGCCTGACGAACTGGCAAAGGCAATAGTCTTAGCACCTTCAGCAACAAGAGTCTCAAAGTCTTCCTTGATGCTCTCGTATGAAGTACCACCACACATTGCTTCCCAACCAGTAGACTTATTAGTCAGAGGGCCATCAATGTGGATAACACCCAGCTTGCTTTCTGCGTAGTGCAGAGTACCAACACCAGAGTAGTCACCTGTAGCTGCTTGGATTGGTTCAACACCAGCGTTGCGTCTATCAATGTAGTCGAGTACAGAGTCAAATGTCTTTTGTTCAACCAGCATAGGGGTATTGAATAACTTTCCCCGTAGCCGTGTAATTTCATGGGCCATCCGGCTCTCCTTTAAAGTTATCCCAATCCTCTTTCATCCAGAGAACCGCCTTACCATTCATTTCTACAGTGACATACTCAGAATCTTCAGCAATGATTCTGTAGTCCTTAGCAGAGTTCTCTACGTTACTGATTGAGTTGTCATCAGTGGATACGTTGTTAGAAGTCCCATTTCCCATCCCGGAAGACATGCCATCACCACTTCTTGAAGTAGGATCACCTAGCAGCAAGTCAAGCTCCTCTTGGGTAATGTCTTGAGGGAGTTGATAATTAATCCCAGCAGTATCCAANNCCCACTGAACAACTTCTTTAGTAGCAGGAAGCAGACCAACAGCTTTAACACGCTGGATATACTTACTAGCCTCATCAAGACTAACCTTACCAACACTAGAAAATTCAAAGAAGGGTAATACTTCTAAATCCCACCCATTCATTGAGAACACAAGGGGAATAAGCTGGTGATTGAGTTGTGACTTAATCTCTTCCAACTTAGACTCAACGGACATTTGAATGATATCCATTTTGGACTCACTCAAGGAAAAACTGCCGCCACCACCACCTTGACCAAGTGCCAAGACATCAGCAAACAAACCCAAGAGGATTTCATTGTTGTAGTTCTGGATAATCTGAACAACATCATAAGCAGCACGACCAGTCATACTCTTAACGTCAAACTCAAACATCTTATTACCTTGATCGTCAGTGATCAGAGGCAGGATAATTCCCGATTGTTTAGCTTGATGGGCAGACTTCAGTACGTTCTTATATTCTTCAAACACTGCCTTGTTCTCAGCAGAAGCATTAGCTTGCATATACTGAGGTGGCAGGTAGAGAACTTTGAATCCGTTGCTATCTTGTGCTACAGCCATTGCAAGAGACTCTTGGTAAGCACACTTCAGCTTCCATGCCTGCCAAACTGAAACAAGTGGAGATGTCGAAACAGGTGAGTCTTTGATATTGCTATTGCGGAAATGTAGAAACTTCTTACGTGGAATGAATTTATTCTTTGCAGGACGTTTAGGATCATTAATGAAATCCCAACCAGAGTATTCACTACCTGCACCCAACACTCTCTGATGGAAGCCAGCAAGTTCTCTACCACTATCCTTCCACACCCACTCAGATACACTATCTTGTGAACGTGTAGGCAGGGCTTTAATACCAATCAATCCATCATCATATCTACTACCCTTGTCTCTACGTCTTTCTCTCAACACAATCTCATTGATAGAGAATCCATATCGTGAGAATGTAGAAGCACTCTTAATGAATGTCTTAAAGTCGTGGGTCATATCCCCCATGCACTGCTCAAGGAAGTTGGCATAAGGCTTTAGTTTATCTTCGTGTCCCTTTGGGATTTTCACACTCCAATCAGCTCTAGCCATCATCATCTCAACAAGTTCTAGAGCTGGTGCAATAGTTGCATCCTTCTCCATCTTCTTGAATGTGTTGATGGCAGCAGGCCAACGTAGCTCAGCGCTAGCTTCCTCAAGAACTTGACCACCTAATGTGATTAGTCCGGTGAAGCCTGTTTGGCCGAGGGAGAGTGGAGGGATATCATTGGAGCCTTTATCGGGCACACCAACACTATCAGGGACAGAATTGTCAGATTCTGCCAATGTAGACTCCTTTATTTATATTGTGAGGGGGATGTATGTGTGTACATGTGCATATTCCTTCGAGGGAATATTTATTTGATTAAGGTTGTGTTGCTGAAGGGGTTGTTGCCAGTGGACATATTGATTGACTTCAATCCGTGAGAGAAGTCTGGGATTTGTATGGAGGACGCTACAGCTTCAAAAGCATCGGCTGAAGCGTCACATAGCTTTTTGTTAAACTTGATTCGTTAAATCAAGCCCAATCTTTTTCAGTTTTATCTCTCTTACCAAGACTCTTGTTATAGCCTTGTGGTAGAAATCGACAGTAGTGTCTAGAGTAAACTTTATTACCCTCTATATAAAAATCTTTATCTAGGTTTGAGTTGTAGTATGGGGATGAATCACCATTTAGCCAATCTCCAAAGCCTTGTAACTTTGAAATGTCATTAAGAAAGTTTTCAAAACACTTCCAACGATCATCTACAAAAGATTCCTCAAAATACCCGCGAGAGTCTTTGTCGGAGTAACAACGCTTCATCATATTTTGCCAAAGTTGTAAAGCCCTTTTCCAGTAAGGGAGTGATTTATCAGGAACACCAAGATAGCCCTGTCCATACACGGAAATTTCCAACGGGTCTTTCACTTTGCCCGCACGTGCATTGTGCAGATCAACCTCAGTAAAATATCCTGTATTTTCAAACACCACTCTTACCTTACCACCCTTTCTAGAAATAGCCTTGAAAGTGTGACCAGAGTTATTTACAAACTCTTCGGTAAACGTCTTCCAAGAATTTCTATCTTCTTGGAATGGTGTGTAATCCCTTACAAGTCCCTGTAGCAATAAACCCTTTCTGACTCTACATTCATAACCAGTTGAATCAAACCTGACAGCTACATCGTTATCAGACTTGATCTTAACTACAGTGAACTCGTCACCTTCAAGATTTTTATATTTACCGCCTTTTAAAACTGACATAGAAATTCTCCTACTCATTAGATTGCTGTACATCACTGCACAGATCGGACTATATCTTCAACTCAAAAGAGTTGCTGGCCGCTTCGATGGCACTTGCCACCTACATAATAGTCTCTACACGTTCCTGCCTAAGCAGGCTTCGCTCGGTATTGACTCTGCTAATTCTAGAAGAGTTGTTCACCGAATTCAACCAGTTTATTGACGACCTAGTATACACTCATCGTCATGTCCACCTTCACCACCCTTCCGTCTACCACTTCTTCCGTCAAATGCTTCGAGTTGGTTGTAGTAGAACGTGTTGTCGTTTACTATTCCATTCTCAAAGTCTGTAGCGCAGTTCTTGAGAATCTTCATACCGCCATTCATAACCATAGATGCAAAGGGTTTGAATCTATCAATCTTCTTACCTTGTGCCCTCATCTGCTTGACAAAGAATCCGGCAGCACTTAGCTGTTTAGATAGAAAGTTGTTAGCAAACTTGGCTCCAGCGCCAGGGTCTAACGGGAGCACAATTGTACACCCAGGCCCGTCAACCATCGCTGCATCTATAATGAAATCAAACCACTCACCGGGCAACACTCTTGTTTGCCGAATATCATGGATGAAGTAATCACCTGATTTAAGCCTTGACATCTTCACAGAAACAGTGTAGTCAGGCGAGATATTCTTATCACTCTTCTTGGAAAATGCCATATCGTATGCACGGACGGTCTTTTCAATCTCGCTTGGGTCAGGCTCGTAATCCTCTTCAACAAAAGATTCACGTTTCACCATACCAAGACCCTGAGCACGTGCTTCCCATGACCCGTAGAGCAATATTTCTTTTTCTACACGACCAAGTCCTTCAAGGAAGGCAATATAATTGTCATCAATGTACGGGTTATCGTATACCGAGGCTGCCACAAATGCAAAGGACAGGGGTTTGATTTGCTTTTTATCTGATTTGGGCAGAAGATTTCCATCTTCATCCCTACGACCATGATTCTCCATCATTTCTTCGTGGGAATCTGCCCATATCATGTCATTGCTATTTCGTATAAACCAACGAACCTTACCTTGCTTCGCTGGGTCAGGTCTGCCGAACAATTCATGACCTTCGGGATATAAGTAGTAGGACACCCACTTCTTAACCCACGAGTCAGGATCAGGGTTCATCGTAGCCCGCATTACAGGCTTCATATCAGCCTTAGTACGCAGGCGTGAGAGGATATAAAGAAATTGTGATTCCTCGAATTGGCAAAGTTCATCAAGGACTGCACTGGATAACTGCGCATGTTTGTTCAGAATGGGACGTTAGTCCATCCTCGCTTTAAAGCTGCTGAGTATCACTACCCAGATCAGACCATATCATCATCCAGTTAAGGATGGCTCCCGTTTCCACCTACTTAGGTGTACGTCTTTCGACTGGTCGTTAGGCATTTAGAATTCTCAAATTCCTTTAGCACGGGATTGTCTAATTAAAGAGGTTCCCCGTTTAGAGAGCTTTTCGATGTGTATTACTACACAAAGGGGCCGAGTTAACCCTTGGAAGTTATCCGTGTCGTCCACTCTTTCGAAGTGGGTAAAGCTGACTTCAGCCTTTTTCTCTGGGTCTTTTACAGGCCCGAGGCTGATTTTCATATCTTTATTACGAATCCTAGCTAAAGGGTCGTAATCCTTATACATTGATTTAGCTTCATCCCAGATGGCCCCAGGCTTAGTTAGCATGGGGGTAGTCCGTCTGATGACGATTCCCTTGTAGTTTTCTATGTGTGCATACTTGAGGTGGTGAATCAATGCTGCTGCTGATTTTCCACCGCCAGCTTGACCACCGTAGAACACAATATCCACCTCCTCTCCTTCAGAGGTGGCATATTTACTGCCGCTCACCTCTTTAGGTACACCATCACGTAGAGTGAGAAATAACTGCTGAGGAAGACTACACGGGGCGATTGCCTTACTCATTCCTTACTCCAGCCATAATATTCCACCTCCCCC